TCAAATACATTACATCTATAGTGTTGGCGATTAGTGATTACAAAGATGTATTTGATACAAGAACAGACGATATGATTCTTGAAAGGATGTATTCGCTACTCAATCAGAACAAACTAATGCAAGCTGACCTACCTCACTCTACTACGTACTACGTAAGAGAAGCACTACACGCAAGGACAGGCAAACGCTACACATTCAAACAGATAAACATGGCTATTAACCTCTTTGAAAAGAGACAGAAAGAGATCTTATGAGAACACTATCAGAACAGCAGCAGTTATTCCTTCAAGTACTCTTTGAAGAGGCTAATGGATCTATTACAGAAGCTAAGAAGTTAGCGGGTTATGCTGTATCTACCTCTACTACCTCTATCATCAAGTCATTGAAGGACGAGATAGCTGAACATACACAGATGTACATTGCTCGTAACGCACCTATGGCTGCTACAGCTATGGTGTCTGCCTTACGTGATCCTACACAGTTAGGAATTAAAGATAAGATGAATGCTGCTAAAGATATGATGGATAGAGCAGGATTTGCCAAGACAGAGAAGGTGGAAGTTAAAACAACAGGGGGTATCATGCTCCTACCACCCAAAGAGTCTTAACCGAATTAGCAGGAACACGAAGCACTTACGCCTAGATAATAATATAATAATGAGTGGCCTTATGTGTTCCTGCTTTCCCCTTTAAAGGAAGTAATAACATGGAAGCAGTTGCAATGCCCCAAGCAGGTGAGTACGAACTCCCTGACATAGATATGGATTCATATGAATGGGTTCCCATACCTCGCATAGGTAGGACAGTTCCCTTTGGGTACATACTATGTGAAGATGATAACGATATACTTGTACCAATACCAGACGAATTAGACTTACTAGAACAAGCTAAGCAGCATTTGAAGTTGTATTCCTACCGTGAAGTAGCCGCATGGCTAACAACACAATCAGGTAGAAGTATCTCACACATGGGTTTGAAGAAGAGACAAGAAAGTGACAGGAAGAACAAGACTAAAGCTAGAAGCGCAAATTACTGGGCCGAAAGGTACGCCAAAGCCAAAGCAATCGCGGAAAAGTACGAAGTCCACCGCAAAGGCGCAAGAAACTTTGCCGATAGACGATTCGTCTGAAGGTATTACACTAGCTACACCTCTTGAAGAAGTAGAAGTATCTACACAAAACATAATCTTTTCACCTAACAAAGGCCCACAGACAGACTTCCTAGCTGCTGGTGAGAGAGAAGTATTATATGGTGGTTCTGCAGGTGGTGGTAAGTCATACGCAATGTTGGCTGACCCACTTCGTTACATTACACACCCTCAGTTCTCTGGACTGATACTACGTCACACTACAGAAGAATTACGTGAGTTGATCTGGAAGTCTCAAGAGATGTATCCAAAGATCATTCCGGGTATTAAGTGGTCAGAGCGTAAGATGACTTGGACTGCACCTTCTGGTGGCAGATTATGGTTCTCCTACCTTGACAAAGATGATGACGTATCACGTTACCAAGGACTATCATTCTCTTGGGTTGGCTTTGACGAGTTGACTCAATGGGGTACATCCTACGCATGGGATTACCTAAGATCACGATTACGTAGTACTGCACCTGAACTTCCTATTTACATGAGAGCATCTACTAACCCCGGTGGTCGTGGTCATGCTTGGGTAAAGAAGATGTTCATTGACCCTGCTCCATATGGGGAATCCTTTGATGCCACTGATTCTGAAACTGGCAATCCAATGGTATACCCAGCAGGTCATTCCAAGGAAGGACAGGCACTTTTCCGTAGGAAGTTTATTCCTGCTAAGCTATCTGATAATCCTTATTTGACAGAGACAGGGGATTATGAAGCTAACTTGCTCTCACTACCAGAACAGCAACGGAGACAGTTGCTTGAAGGAGATTGGGATATTGCAGAAGGAGCTGCATTCCCTGAGTTTAATAGACACATCCACGTTGTGGAACCATTTGACATACCTAGCAACTGGACTAAGTTTAGAGCGGGAGATTATGGTTACAGTTCTTATTCAGCAATTGTATGGTGTGCTGTCGCTCCGAATGACCAGCTTATTGTCTACAGAGAAATGTATGTGTCAAAGGTGTTGGCAGAAGACTTAGCTGACCTCATACTAGAAGCAGAGAAGGGTGATGGACGTATGCAGTATGGCATCTTAGACTCCTCATGTTGGCACAAGCGTGGTGACACTGGCCCTAGCATAGCAGAACGTATGGTAGTGAAGGGTTGTCGTTGGAGGCCATCAGATAGATCTAAAGGAACACGGATCTCAGGCAAGAATGAATTACATAGAAGGCTACAGGTGGATGACTTCACTGAAGAGCCTCGTATGGTTATCTTTAATAATTGTAGTAACCTTATATCACAGCTTCCTACTATACCGCTGGATAAAAAGAATGCAGAAGATATAGATACTAATTACGCTCATGATCACTTATACGATGCACTTAGGTATGGCATTATGTCCAGACCTAGATTTGGTGTATTTGATTATGATCCAGCAACAGCAAGACCTAACAGTCAGTACTTAGCAGATCCAATAATGGGTTATTAACTTAACATTTTGTGAGTAAGAAATGGCAGAAGAACAATTACCGGAACTAGGCAGCGCCTCCGCAGCACTAGACGATGTGAAGGAATCATCAGATGAAAAGCTATACGTAAGTCGTTTAGTTGACATTGTAAATGAACGCTTCACTAAAGCAGAAACTGCACGTAGGCAATACGAAGAACAGTGGTTACGTAACTACAAGAACTATCGTGGTGTGTACAGTAATGACGTTAAGTTCACTGAAGCTGAGAAGTCCCGTGTATTCATCAAGGTAACTAAGACTAAGGTGTTAGCGGCTTATGGTCAGATTACAGATGTATTATTCAGTGCAGGTCGCTTCCCTTTATCTGTAGATCCTACTGTATTACCAGAAGGTGTTGCAGGTGATGTACATTATGATCCAGCTAAAGAGGGTGCAGATGCATCCCCCTATGGCTATGCGGGTGATGGTAAAGATCTCCCTGCAGGTGCTACTGAGTCCTCACTTAAGTTAGGGCCAATGACAGATAAGCTTTCAGGTAAGGATCTTAAAGAAGGTATGGGTAGTTCACCTACCTCTGTTAACTATAATCCTGCTATGCTTGCTGCTAAGCGTATGGAGAAGAAGATCCATGACCAGTTAGATGAATCAGAAGCAACGAAGCAACTACGCTCTGCTGCATTTGAGATGCCTCTATTTGGTACTGGTATCATGAAAGGCCCAATGGCTGTTGATAAAGAATACCCTGATTGGGACGAGGATGGTACTTATATTCCTGTTACCAAGACTGTACCTAAGGTATCTTACGTGTCTGTATGGGACTTCTATCCTGATCCAGACGCAGGTAATATCGGTGAGTGCCAGTACTCAGTAGAACGCCACAAGATGAACCGCAGCCAACTACGTGATCTTAAGAAGCGCCCATTCTTCCGTAAGGATGTTATTGAAGATGTAGTCAATCAAGGGGAGAATTACACTAAGAAGTATTGGGAAGATGATCTTAAGGACTACCAGCTAGACTCAGGTGTAGAACGCTTTGAGGTACTAGAGTACTGGGGTGTGATGGACATGGAAACTATTGAAGAACATGACATTGAGATTCCTAAAGAGTTGCAGGATGCAGACGAGTTACAAGTTAACATCTGGATCTGTAATGATCGTGTATTACGTTCAGTGCTTAACCCATTCAAACCTGTACGTCTACCTTACTACGCTGTACCTTATGAGCATAACCCATACTCACTATTCGGTATTGCACTAGCAGAGAACATGGATGATACACAGACGTTAATGAATGGATTCATGCGTATGGCTGTTGATAACGCTGTACTGTCTGGTAACTTAATCTTTGAAGTAGACGAGACTAACCTAGTTCCGGGACAGGATATGCAATTGTATCCGGGTAAGGTATTCCGTAGGCAAGGTGGTGCTCCGGGACAAGCGTTGTTTGGTACTAAGTATCCTAACGTGTCAGGTGAGAACCTACAGTTGTTTGACAAGGCACGACAGTTGGCAGACGAGTCTACAGGCTTACCTTCCTTCTCTCATGGACAGACAGGCGTTACTGGTGTAGGACGTACCTCTAGTGGTATTAGTATGCTAATGAATGCTGCTGCTGGTGGCATCAAGACTGTTATCAAGAACATTGATGATTACTTGTTAGGGCCAATGGGTAAGAGTTTCTTCCACTTCAATATGCAGTTTGACTTTGATAAGAACATTCGTGGCGACTTAGAAGTTAAGGCCCGTGGTACAGAGTCGTTAATGGCTAATGAGATCCGTAGTCAACGCTTACTACAGTTCTTACAGATTGGAGCTAACCCTAACCTTGCACCTTGGATGAAGTCACAATTCATTATCCGTGAGATTGCTAAGTCAATGGAACTAGATCCCGATAAGGTTACTAACAACATTGAAGAAGCACAAGAACAAGCAATGCTAATGCAGAAGCAACAAGCTGAAGCACAAGCAGCGGCTGCTCCACCACCACAGGGTGCTCCTATGGATGCCTCTGGTGTAGGTAACGCAAACATTGGAGTTGGTAATGTACCAGTTCCCGGAGAAGAAGGATTTAGTGGCAATGAAC